TCAGCCAGCTTCTGATAACTGAGTATGGAAAGATATGCGCAAAGGAACCAGAAAAGGCTAGGGAGATAAGAACTGGCAGCATAGAGACCCTGCCCAGAGATGCCTTGCTTGCTATGGAGTCTACCGCTATGGGGAATGAGGGTGACTTCTTCAACAAGTGCAGGGATGCTGAGCTAGATTGTCTTTCTAGGAGAGAATTAACCACTATGGACTATAAGTTCTTTTTCTTTCCTTGGTATAAAGAAAAGGGATACCAGCTAAAAACAAGTTCTCCTGTACCACCTGATATGGAGAGCTACTTTAAAAAACATACAGAGGCTTCAGGAATAAAATTCACTCAGGAGCAAAAGGCTTGGTACTGTAAGAAATCTTCTGAGCTAGGTGATGACGTAAAAAGGGAGTATCCTACCACAGCTAGGGAAGCGTTTGAGCAGAGTATCGAAGGTGCTTACCTTGCAAGGCATATACAAAGTGCTTACGTTGATGGTAGGGTCGATTCCATGCCCTATATTAGAAACCTGCCAGTACACACAAGTTGGGATTTAGGAATTAATGATACAACCTCTATCTGGTTTTTTCAGATACACCTAGACTGTATCAGGTTTATAGATTACTATGAAAATGCTGATGAAGGGCTGACACATTATGTTAATGTGTTAAAGTATAGAGATTATATTTATGGTAAGCATCTAGCACCGCATGATATTGAGGTTAGAGACTTTACTATTGGTAAGACTAGGAAAGAATTTGCTAGGGAGCAGGGATTGATTTTCGAAACTGTACCAAGACCCAGCGATGTTATGGACAAGATAGAGAGTGTTAGAACTTTGTTCCCACAGTTTTACTTTGACGAGAATAAATGTTCTAGGGGGCTTAGTTGTTTGAAGAACTATCGTAAAGAGTGGGATGATAAGAACGGTTGCTATAAAAATCGTCCGTTGCACAACTGGGCTTCTCATGGTTTTGATGCTTTGTCTACATGCGCCCTTGGCTTTGAGGCGGGTTTTCTGGAAACTAGAGAGTTACAGCATGAAGCTGTTGTCGAGTATGATGTTTTCGAATAGGAGATAAATATGGGTAGCAAAGGAGCAGTGCCAGCAATGCCAGCACCTTATGTTGTTGATAAACCAGAAGAACCTGATTATCTAGGTGTCAAAGAACCTCTACCTGAAATTCCAGAGATAGCTCAGGCTGAATTAGATTTGGAGAAGAGGGACAGGTTAAGGCGTTTAGCTGGTACAGATACTAGGGAGTCAAATATTGTTAATATAGGTGGTGGTCTTGGTGAAGCAACTGAGGAAGATGAGGAGATTCTAAGGAAGAAGTTGTTTATCAAGCAAAAAGAGGTAGGAAAAGACCCATTAAAAGGTCTTCTTTCTGAGGAGAATGTATAGGCATGGCTTTTCCAATATCCATGCCTAGAGCCTCAACTTTCCAGAGGGCTAGGGAGCATACAATCAGAGATGCTATGGGTCTTCCCCAACGGTTTACTTTGCCTGAAGGGATTTCTGATGTTAAGGTAAGTGACCTAGATGAGTTCAAGGCTAGTGCTTCTAATATTCGTGGTTATATGGAGAGGACTAGAAACCCTTTAATCAGCGGTATGGACTTGGATTTTGGTGAGCAGAAAGCTCCAGAGACAAGTCCTGCTTATTCTATGTTCGCTAAAGGGCCAGCTAATGCTGGACAACCTGCTCCAGTAGGTTATTCTCCTATGACACAGGGCTATTCTAGAGAGCTTCTGAATAGTATTGCTGGAGCAGAAGCTAGAACATTATCTAAGTATAGGGAGTCTAATCCAGAAACAGCTACTCTTAATATATTCTCAATAGGGGCAGATTCCATTATCGGTGGAAAGCAGGGTATTAGCAGACCTAAAATTGGTGCGCCTACTAGGGGGATTGAAATAGGGCAACAGACACAGGTAGGTGTTGGGGTAAAAAATCTATTAGGAGAATAGCATGATTTTATTAGAAGAAAATCCATTATTATATCTACAAAAAGTTGCTGTGTTTGGCGGGATATTTGGTGGAGGGTCGAGGCCAGCAGCACCTGACTATGCTGCCATACAGAGACAGCAAGATCAAGAGAGGAAGAGGTTACAGGCTATTCGTGATGAGGAATTCAGGGTATCCGGTGTAAGAGATTTTATTAACTTCCAGTTTGACAATCCTTTTCAGGTTACAGAGAAATCGGAGACAGGGAGGTTTTTTAAGGCTATCTCTCCCGGCAGAATCCCCGATGAAGCATTGAAGGATTATATCAATGACAGGACTATTACCTCCAAGGTGCTTAGAGAAAATACTGACCAATATTTTAAGAGTAGGGTTAGCATCCCATCTGTTAAAGAAGGTAGAATCCAGTTTGGCAAGAGAGCCGACAAACCATCAACTGCTGGCCTTCTTGGTACTGGTGATGATGAGATAAAGAAAACACTGTTAGGAGCTTAGTATGCCAGATGCAAAAGCCCTTGTAGGGCGGTACGAGACATTAAAGAATGACCGTATTTTATGGGAGCCGTTCTTTCGTGATGTTAGAGACTACATTAGGCCACGCAAGCAGAACGTAGACAGCACCAGCCATATCGCTGCTCAACGCCATACCAACAAGATGTTTGACTCTTCTGCGCCAGAAGCTAGCCGTATCATGGCTATGTCTATGCAGAATGCGTTGACTCCTCAATCTGTTAAATGGTTTGGCTTGTCTATTCCTTCAGGCCATGAATTAGCACAGTTAAACGAGGCTCCCAATGTTAAAAGATGGTTCCATGATATAACAAATACCATGTTCTTTGCTTTCCATGAAAGCAACTTCTACATGTCTATAGGCGAGTCTTTTCTTGATTTTACGTCATTCGGAACGATTAATTTACTATTAGAAGAGCATAGGTCTAGAGATAAGGTATTCGGTGGCCTAACATTTACTTCCATACCAACGGGCCAGTTTGTTTTTGCTGAGGATGCTAGGGGTAAGCCTGATACAGTCTTTTGGGAGTATATTTTGTCTGCTAGACAGGCAAAGCAACTGTTTGGTCGTAAGAAATTACCAGATTCTGTTAAAACGGCTGTGAAAAAGAAGCCAGATGAGAAGTTTACTTTTGTAAGGGTTGTCTTACCCAGAGAAGATTATAAGTATGGCTCTATGGATGTCATGGATAAGAAGTTTGCTCATGTTGACATACATCTTGATTCTAGGACTATAGTTAGAGAAAGCGGATTTGATGAGTTACCGTATGTGATTGGCAGGTTTGAAAAGGCTTCTGGTGAACTTTGGGGGAGAAGTCCTGCTGATATAGCCATGCCAGACATCAAGACGTTGAATAAGATCAGGGAGTTGGAGTTGAAGGGGCTGGCTACGGCTGTTCATCCTCCACTTATTGCCCCAGATCAGGGAATTATTGGAAATTTCAAGATGACCCCCTCTGCAATCAACTACTCTAGAGAACCAGAGAGGTTCAAGTTCCTTAGATTCGAAGGTAGATTTGATCTTTCATCACTTAAAGCCAATGAGTTGAAGAAGTCTATTCGTGGTATTTTCCTTGCAGACCAGTTAGTTCTACCTGAGAAGTTGAATATGACTGCTGAGGAAGTTGCTACGGTAAGAGAGCAGATAGACAAGCTCCTTGGGCCTACGGTTGCTAGATTTGAGGGTGAGGTTCTAACTCCAATTATACTTAGAGCATTTGGGATAATGAATAGGGCTGGCGCATTACCACCAGCACCTCAAGAGTTAGCCGAATTAGACGATATTGAGGTATCTTATGTAGGGCAGTTAGCGAAGAACCAGAAGATTCAGGATGTAACAGCTATACAGAGATGGTTGGGGGCTGCATCTAACATAGCTGGATTTGCCCCAGAGGTTCTAGATAACATCAATGTCGATGAAGCATTACAAATTATTGGAGATAGGATGGCAGTCCCATCTACAGTTATGAGGTCTCAGGAAGAAGTTGCTCAAATTCGTGAGCAGAGACAGCAACAAATGGCTATGCAGGAGCAGTTGGCCCAAGCGTCACAGATAGCGGAAGGTGCTGGCAGGGCTGCTCCTATGGTTAAAGCATTAGGAGGTGCAGATGCGTTCCCAGTCCAATGACTTGGATGAGATCAGAGAGGCGATTTTCAAGGTATTTCAGGGGCCGTATGGCGAGAAGGTTATGGGATTTTTGGAGGACTTGTATTGTAATAGCATTTCAGCGGAGCCAAATGACCCATACACGACTTATTTTAACGAAGGTGGGCGGGGGCTTGTGTTGGGATTAAAAGCCCAAATAAAGGCATACAGCGAGTCTGGTGGCAAACCAAGGCAAACTGAAGCGGAATGGAGCGAAACTGGTTAATGTGGGATTTCCCTTGTGACCAATGCGGAGCTTGTTGCCGTGTTATTGATTGTTCTTTCTTAACAGAGGATAATAAGTGTAGTATCTACGAAAAGAGACCGTTTATTTGTAATACGAAGAAGATGTTTGATGAGGTTTATAGTAAAAGCATGAGCAAAGCAATGTATTTTAAACAATCAGAAGTAGCATGTAATAATCTAAAGGAGCTATACAATGGCTGAAGAGACCGTGGTAAACGATAATCTCATTGGTTCTGAAGATGCAGTTGACACCAGTTGGCAGTCACGTTATTTATCAGAGGATTTGAGGGAGAATGATACGCTAGGAAAGTTTGAGGATGTTGGTTCGCTTGGGAAGTCTTATCTTGAACTACAGAAGATGGTTGGTTCTAGAATAAAAATCCCTACAGATGAGTCTAGTGATGATGAGGTTAATGACTTCTACTCTAAGGTTGGCAGACCAGACTCTCCAGATAAGTATACAATCAACTTGCCAGAGGGAACTGATTACGATAATGAGCTTATTGGTCAGTTTTATGAAGTAGCATATAAGAATGGCTTATCTAACAAGCAAGCTCAATCTGCTATCGAATTTTATAACCATATCAATGCTGATATGAGTATCAACCACGAATCTCAGATGCAGCAGTCTAGGGTAGACTCTGAGGCTTCACTGAAGAAAGAGTGGGGTATAGGGGATTACAATAAGAATTTAGCTTTATCCAAGAAGGCGTTTAAGAGATTTGCTGATGAAGACCTGAAAGAATTTGTAGACAAAACGGGTATGTCAAATAATGTAGCTATGATTAGATTTTTGTACAAGATCGGCAACGCCTTTTCCGACCCAGAGATGGGCGGGTTAGGCAAAGATTCCGCAAATGTTGATGCCGACTCTGCGAAACTTGAGATAAGTTCTATTATGAAGGATTCTAAACATAAGTATAATGCTGCATTATTTGATGGTTCACATCCAAAACATAAGGAGGCTGTAGCATACAGAGACCACTTGTATGATGTAGCCTACCCCGGTGAAGATGACCTTTAAAGAAAATATAGTTTGCTCTAATTGTGATAATTTTACCTACAAGTCTAGACAATTAAAGGGTAAGACCACACCAGAGCGTGTAGGGCATTGCTTATATTACGATAGACAGGAATCTGCTTCTACGGTATATGGGCTTTGTGTAGGAGCTTCTCCAATCCCTATGAAGATTGAGAAGCCACAACTTGTGAAGAAAGCGGCCCCGAAAAGGACAACCTAATCTTCACGCAAATGAGAGCCTACATGGTGTAGATAACTCTTCCTTTTAATCTCTTGATCTATAAGAGGTGTATTATGAGTATCGAAGTCAATAAAGCATTTGCTCAGAAGTTTAGGGACGGCTTTTTGCACTTGGTACAGCAAAAGGGTTCACGTTTGCGTGATTATGTACGTGTTAATACGGACATAATGGGCAAATATGACCATTTTGACAGAATCGGCAGCACATCGGCTCAAAAAATTACGAGCCGACATTCCGATACTCCGTTGATTTCT